CTCAACGTTGATCTTACGTTTATATTTATCAGTTGTTGTCTCTAATCTATAGTTATTATACGGACTTAGTAGTTGTGGTCCTCCGTTTGACGCTTTCATTCTCGGGTAGATACTGCGTACTTCTTTTGGTATATTAGCCCCAGCTAGATCGTCTGTCAGACATGATTTGATCTCACAGAATTCAATTCTTAATCGCTGAGCCATCATTTCCCACCTATTGCAAATATTTGCACAATATTCAAGTGGTTCATAGCTATCTCTTGATCCAACATAAACGGTTGATATTTTATTAATTAATCTAGCTGGATACCCGTTGATCCCATCTTTAGTTGCATATTTCCTCAGGTACTCGTTGTGTTTTTGAGAAACAAAGTTCTTCCCTGGGTGAACCTGAAATCCTGACATAATTAAATTGAGCCAAAACAACACACCATCGCACAAGTATTTGAAGGAGTCAGCTTGATCGTCACCCATTACGTAATAATAGTTTTGCTCTTCATAATCGAGCCTGTCTTCTTTACACAACCTGTTTGCGACTTTGATCTCCGCAATATTAATAATAGAGTTTAAAAATGCTGTTAGGTACCAGCCTGACAATATCCCAGACTCATACTCTATTGAAACATTTTCACCATTATGACCTGTGGCAATAACATCACAATTGTTCAATGAATACTGAGTTGACATAACTATCTCGACAAAATCTTCTCTATTTTTATCTGTAACCAACGCATACTCTAGTAGAATATCGAACACAACCATTACCATTGCTGCAGTTATGTGGTGGTCCCAACCAGTCTGATCAATCGGTATAGCCCAATCACCTACTTTACATAAATCTAACCATTGCTGTAATTGTTGTTGTTTAGTTTGCCAAATTGAGCCGTGTTTATACCCTCTAAAGTGATCTTCCAGCCATACCCCTAAGTATTTCATCTTCAAAAAAGTATTATAATCACTAGATATTATTAATCTGAATTTAGGATAGGGTTCCAATTTCACGTTTACTTTTGCTTTTTGGCGTAAACGCGATGTCATCCTGCATCTTTTCTCTTCTTTTGTTAAGGCACATGACTTATTAAACTTATTACCTTCTATTTTATATGATTCACCATCAATCTCAATGGTTGTTCGCTTTCCGCCTGGATCATAAGCAGAACCTGATGTTGATGTCATTGGTATTTGGGAACAAAAATCGTCTAATGACATTTTATGATCATCATGCCCTCCTTTCCAGTCAAATATATTGCGCATTGCCTCTTTAAAGTATACCATATATTTTTCATTTGATTCATCAATCGTTGGTTTAAACTTACTCTGAATCCATTCTTTAGTTGGAGTAACAGTTTCCTTAGCTAATGCGGCATAATTAAAGCCAAATAGAGATTCCATTCCTACAAATAAGTAAAAGTGTCTATCAGCATCCGGGCCGGTTTTCAGCATATATTGTGAAAATTGTTTAATCCTGTCAAAATCAGACAACAACCAAGTAGGGTTGTACTTGTCTACAAACTTAAAAAGATTAGCTTGCACCAGTATATGTTTGTATACTGCCCAGTTGATTGATAGAAGAAAATTGTCTTGAATCAGATCAATTATTGTGTCTCGCTTGAGCTTAAAACTAGACTTGAATTGTTTATAAATTTTTTTTACTTCATCTAAAGCATAACAAAAGGTTACATGAGGAAATGATATCCTGGTTTTAGGAATTACCATTTTTTTTGTGTTAAATGAATTAAAGAGAACAGCATCTACTTCTTTTTTGCTTTTACCTACGTGCAATTTTAATAAAAATTGCTTGGCTTTTATATTTTGTCCGGTGAAGAAGAGCTCTCTGAACTTTTCTCCCGCACTTCTGTCACTTTTAAAGATTTACCAGTAAAAATATTCATTATAGCGTCATACTTAGGGTAGTCTTCGTTTACCGATGGACTATTGAAATTATTAATAGGTGTGGATACAGCTTTAAAAGCTTCAAAAGCTGGCACAGCTGCATTACACAAATCTGTATTTGCTGGTCCAGATAATGCTAACCGAGTCTTTTTTC